CTTAAATTAAATGAAAATATAATAGTAAAAGGGTGGTATGACTCTCCACCTCTTCCACTTAATAAAGACTTTCGAATTTGGTAATATTGTTAATAACTACTGAAGCAAAAAGATGTCAGCCAATTCCTTAATTAAGCAAGAGACAGCGCGGTTGGGAGGACCAATGAGGTGAGCAAATTATCTCATTTCAAAGGATTCCCGGCACCAGCTCTCACGACTACATAGATAGAAGGGACACGTTATAATAAATCTGTTCAGGGGTTTCAATTCAAAATTCCGTTTTCAGTCCATACTAATATCAAGGTCATGATCCAGATGTCACCAGTAGGCACGACAACGCTACTCCTCACCGGGAGTATCGCTCTCGCTAGAGCTCGAGTACAAGACCATTTTGTCAAATTGGTCAAGAAACTCAGCTCTTAGTTGTTTATAGCGCATTGTAAGTAAGGGCGCCATGTCCTCCCGCAAAACTTTATTGACTTTGTTGCGATAGTCATCGAAAAACTCTTGTCCATGATGAAATGAAAAACGAAGAGCGTCGTCCATGTTGGCATAGAAAAGTTCGTGTGGATCACCGTGAACAGTGACCCAATTTGTCAATTCTTTAATAACCTTCGGAGCCATTCTCATGTGCCAGATCATTTTGTAATCCGGATCACGTGAAAAATGACACTTCAGGAATTGAAAGTCATCGACATCCACCCACGGCAACAAATTGGTTCCATCCTTGGTAGGAGGAGTACAATTGTAACCGTAGTGTTTAAAAATCGTAGTGCGATTGATCATGTTGTAAACATCAGCACATCGATTTGAAACAAATCCACCACCATCATCTCCGACACACACTTCGTGGCATTCTTGTTCTTTACTTTCACACGATGCACGCTCTGGTTGACGAGCGGCAAGGTGCAATTCAATCCAATTGGCTTCGTTGAGAATATCGTGAGTTCCGGTGTTACAGTCCGATGTCGCACCATCCCCAGAGGGGACTCCTTGAAATACACGATACACAACGTTGGAAATTATATGGTAACGATCAGTGAATGCATCAACACGAGTTTCTCTTCGAATCCGATTTTCCTCATCTTCTTCGTGTAACGACATAAATTCTATTTCGATGTCAAAGTGATCTCCAGAATCTTCGGATTTCACATTTCCATCCCATTCACCAAAGTCTTCCAATAGTCCTTTGCTACCTGTTGCTGCTAGATAGTGCATCAAAGCAGACGCATCAGGTCCATGCATATCAAGTCCAAGAGCTGATCCGCATTCAAATCCAACGTGGATTCGAAATGCTTGTACAGCTCCGAACAGTCTACGATGAACAATCTGCCAGGCAACATTGTGAACATTGAAGAATCGGGTTTTGTAGAGACGATGAATACTTCTCTTCTCATCTTTCAAAGTATCTACATAGAAATTGTGCCGCACTTTTCGCTGTGCCAGTCCATCCCAGATCTCATCCAGGAAACGTTGTAGAAGGGGACCAGCCTCATATCGGGGTGAGCCATCACTCTTAATTCCATTCTCAATGAACAGAAACTTTCGCCCTTTTTCGTGTGTAGGTCGTAATTTTACAAAAGGAAACCCAGGAGAGGTGTCCATTCGCAAAGGCGCGATATATTTCTGTCCAACAATTCCATTAATTGCTTCGTCCTGTGTCAATGTTCTCAGAGGTCCAGTAAAGTTTTTACTCAGTTGTTCCATCCGTGCTACCTTATATGTTTTGATCTTCTCCATAATACGGCGAGGTCGCACGTTGTAATTGACCTTTCCAAACTTGTTGATTCCTCGTTGAATAATATCTCCAGGACTTCGCGGATCACGGTCATTCAAAATAGATGGTTCAGTCGTGTGTTCAAAAATTTTATCAAAATAGGGTGAGGGAACAATGTCGGTTTTTCGTGGCATCGCCGTCACCCATTGGGGTTTCAATTCTCCTACTATCTCCACTCTGCCGCTGGGAACGTACTGCAAATTGTGTCCACTTGGTAATTCATCAGAAAATACCTCGTAAGTCACATTGCAATACTTCCGAACGTCTTCAACACAACTACTCATTCCGACAACAACATCAGGGATTATTCTATCAATCATTTCTCTAAATAAGGCAAAGCCGTAGCCCAAACTACCAGACGCACCGAAGTGAAATCCAATCAATTTCTTGGTTAGATTTCGATTACGGCACAGGATAGGTGAGCCACAACTGCCTTTATCAATATCGACATGATATGTCCAAGCTAGAACAACACCCGTAGTCGCCGTCAATCCTTCGTTCTCAAATCGAGTCTTAATAATTGTGTCAACAACGGGTTCAATTTTGGGTAATTGGTGATGTGTAAAGTCACCACTGTCAGGTAATTTCTCAGGGATAATGCCAGCACTACTACAAATCAAATCAAATTCGGTCTCACTTGGGATGTGATCACGAATATCTCTGAACTGTGGTAAGGTTCGGTTGTTGTGAAAATTAACGCAGACAAAATCTTCCTGATACTTCTTCAGATTAATTGGGATTTTTCCAGCCTTGTGAATCCACTCAGCACTCAACAATCCAGGAAACTTCGCTCCTTTCCAATCAATACAATAAGCGAATTCTCCATGCAATGCTTCAAACATGTGGGCAACGGTAACAGCCCACTTTCCACACAGAAAAAGCATGTTCACTCGTCTTGAGCCAATGTGTATCGAAACACAGTTGCCCTTGATGATAGGCAACACAGATAACAATTGAGGGTCATCTGATGCTTGGCCTTCCACATCCTTCTTTTGTTCATCAGGATAAAACGAGGGGAACATCTGCTTCCAAAATGTGCTCTTTTCAACCTCTACACCTTTCGCAAACTTCTTCTTGATGTTATCACTCTCTCCACGAATTTTCAACTTCTTCGTGAATTTCTCTCGTGCTGTACCTCCACTGCTTGCAATAGCTTCTCCTCGAATTCTAGTTCGCTTTACGAACTTTTGTTTCGGAGATCCACCACTACTTGCCAGTGCTTCACCTGTCAGCGGTTTTGTCTTGGTAAACTTCACCGCAAAACTGGTATCGGCTTCTCCTTCAAGGTCGCTACTATCGGGTTCTGAGATTGGGTCTGATTGTGCTGCTCTCTTTTTGCGTAAACACTGTTTGCACAATAAACGATAGGTTGTTGTTTTCTCTGTTCTTGCGTGTTTATGTTGGAAAATGAGACGACAGTTTTCACACTGATGAAAGTGCGAATATGCATGTCCATCATCGGGCAAACCTAAATGTTCTCTTCCTAAGATACGCAATGCGATGTTTGAATTGTCGTCACTTTCTCCTTCGAGATAATGCACAGCTTCCTCATTCCGTTGTGATTTAGACGTTAGCCAAGTTACACCTCGGTACATAAGATAGCCGCACACAAGAAAAACTCCAACTTTCAACAAAGTAGATATTTCTGGTGATGTTCTTTCAGTTATACAGGTGTAAATCATCGTGGCTGTATACTTCAAACCAGCCCAAATCAATGAACGTGTTTCATACGCAATACGTTGCAAAATACACCATGGTGTCAATGATACTTCTTGAGCAATACGAATCAATTCAACTGTTGCTCCAGCAGAAAACGTGTCAGGTAAAATTTTGTTGTTTAAATTTTTAATCATTCGGCTAATATAGCCAATTTTCAAGTTAACTCCAATGATTTTGCCAATCACCGCAATAAAGCGGCAGCAAAAATACATATAAAAGGTCAATGCGACACTCGCTGCTGCAACACTTTCTGTTTCATCATACTGAACAAGGTAGTAATTCATTCCATCATAACACATGCACGCATCTGTATAATATTTGTCGCTCGCATCGTCAAACCACCGTGTTCGTGATTTTCGAACGTGATCAATAAATTTACGATAGAGTCCTTCATTTTCCTTTGCCAATTGTTCAATTGCTGGGGTCAAGTTCACTTTGGGCATCTCTTCTGCCAATTTGGGGGTTCCGTAGCGTTTATCAGTCAAATAATAAATCAAATCCAAAAATTCCGTTGTGATTGACGCTGGAGTTGGAGTATCCCCAGCTTCGTCAGGTATAGCACCGAGCAAAAAAGTACGTACTGGACCATCGGGACACTCTCGCATATACTCGTCAAAGGTCATCATAGTTTGGTAAGTGCGAGGCTCTTCTGCCGAATTTTCGTCCACATCCGCATCAATATTTGCTACGCAGTCCACAAATGGATCACTTTTCGAACAATGAGCTGTTGCGTTATCTGATCCGACTTGCCCTTCGACATACAGTATGGGATCAAAGTCCGGCTCATCATCGGCCGAATCCTCGAGGTCACCCTCGTCAACATCGCTGTCCTCAACGACTAAACGGCTACGAGGTTTCTTCTCATGGGTGTGATCAAAATCTTCAGGGACTCCTCTAGTCTTATCAATCAAGGGATAATTGGCATCATTGTCATCATTGGTATGAATTTCATCAATGTTCCGAACATACGGATCATTGGGATCAAGAGTTCTTCCGATAATTTCTGAAACAAACTGATAAATTTTGTAGGTAGATTGATCATCGCGTCTATACATGTAGAGGGGTTTGAACTTAGTGTCAGGAGCAACAGCACGCACCAATTGATGTTGTACTCGAAGATATTCGGAGTAGCGTACTGCCAAATCAGCACATAGTTCTGCAAAAGTCATCTTCTCACTCAATGGAGCCTTCTTTGAATCACGAGTGTCACGATACACAAACAACATATGACTTTGATCTAATCGTCGCTCATTGTCAATACCGATACACTCAACGAGTAAATTTCGTCGTCGCTTGTAGGCTTCCTTACACTTAATTGATTTGGGTTCGGGATAGGGGACGTTCGTCGTGGATAATAGTCCACGCGATGTGAACATACACCCTTTGGTTTCCAGATGTGCCATTGGTAAAACTTTAGGCACATTGGATTTGGTCGTAATCATATCACCGGCTAATTCTTCAGTATCTTGCTGATCGCAATCATCAATACCAACAAATTCTTGGCATCGATAGTTGTCCCAGAATTCCATCGTCGGGGTACGGGGGTAAAATACATCGGGAGCAGGAATATTCTGGCTACGTCCTAAAACATAAGCTACTGAAGACATTAAATAAGACTTACCTAATTCTGTACTTCCGTAAAAACTAATATGAAAAGGGTCAATTCTTACACTAGAATTATCTAAAACTGAAATAATACGGGCACGGAGTTCTTTAACAATACGTTCAATTCTTCCAATCAAACCACCATGCTTACGGCTCACCTCAGGATCACTACTCAATTTCAAAATTTGTATGTACAACTGATCACAATCAATAACATTCTGTCTGAGATTAGCGTCACCAAAAATCTTAATAACTACTTCGACTTGCAAAAGAGGGGTTGCAGCAGTCATAAACTTATCACATAATTTTAAAAAACGTTGTTCATTCATACACGCGAATACTTCAGGTTCAACGGGGAAAAACTTAATAACTAACTTAACTGTCCACTTATTGATCTTTTCAAACAATTTGAACATTGATTCCATTCCGCGATCCATAGCGTTAGTCTGTCGTGCTCTTTCAGCAATCCAGTCCCACATAGTGGGCATTCTTTTCTTGTCAACATGAGCACCACCAGTGTACGCAAATGCAGCAAACATAACAATTACAGAAATGAGGGAGGTAACAAGGGGAAGCAACGTAGCTCCACCAACTTGACCTTCCACAGTCCCCTGTTGACGTTCGGTCGGGGACCCAAATAGGGTTCTGTTTTTAAAGTAGTCAACAATTAAGTCAACCAATTGTTGTGTTAGTCCAAATGCAACACCTAACTTTACCAACATTCCACACCATTTAAGGGCAGAACGAATGGTTACGCATTCCAGGGCATCAATGAGTAAAATTTGAATCAATCGAGATCGATTTGTGTCTTTTCCGAATAATGTATTAAAAAGTCCGTTGGTATCAACTCCTTCCTTCAATGAATCAACTCTTTCGAAGAAATTTCGCTTGGCATCAGTCAAATTTTCACCACTCATTTCACACAAACGCTCAATTCGCTCTGCTGTTTTGCGAATACTTGCCGAAGTTTGAGTGATTTCACGCTTGGAATCCTTCAACCACGATTTTCCTTCTCCTTGTAACTGCCGAAGAATTTCGTTGGCAGAATCAATTTTAGAATTAACATTGTCGAGAGTTTGATAAACAGCTTTTGGGACAAATGGAGAGTGAGACAATCTGGAGGGGGTAGGGGTATCTCGAGAGGAGTCAGACAAATCAAGAAGATCAAAATCAACTTCATCATCTTCTTCCATCTCTTCACTCTCGAAGGGGTTTCCAATGTTGGCTTGCACATCTCGTTCGACTCCAGGAGGAGGAGAACTTGAATCACTTGTACGACTATGTAAACGCGCAAAAACTTGCTTAATTTTGCTCTTCTTCTTTGGTTTATCATCGCCACCAGCTTGTCCCTCAATTGGGCCTCGTTGTTTTTGCACCTTCTCCCTCAACTCACGCAACTTGTCACTGAATGAAACTCGTGCACTACTGCTTCCAAAAACTTCCAAAGACGGAACATCATCC